TGGTGCAAATCCAACAATTTCTGGATCAAGCACAGGTACATTAACACTATTCAATACTAATTTAACTAGTGTTAATGCTTTTAATAATGCAACTGCAGTAGTGATTTCAAATACTACTGGTGTTACTACTGTAAGAAATAATTTAGATGCAAGAGGTACAACTACTGTTGATTTAGAAGTAACTGGAGTATCTACATTTGTTACTGATATTTACCAGTTATTTGGAACAGCAAACTTAGATTATGTATTTGTTTCTGGAATTAGTACTTTCAATAGTCCTAGTGATTTTGTTGGATTTACTCAATTTTCAAATACATCAACATCTGGAACTGCAGAAATACAAAATTTAAACGTTACTGGTGTAACTACTTTAGGTGGAAATTTAAATGTAAAAGGTGACCTTCAAGTTGATGGAACAGTAACTTCAATAAATTCTTCTACACTACAAGTCGATGATGTTAATATTGAATTGGGTGTTGTCCAAAGTCAAGTTAATCTAGAGGGTACTTTAATATCTGGTACATATTATGTAATTTTAGATCCAAATCAGTACACTACTACTGGTATAATACCTGGACAATTAATAACACAGGTTGGTGGAATTGGAAGTTTCGCTCCAAGTACTAGAGTAGATCAAATCATTTCACCTACAGAATTCACAGTTTTAGATCCACATGTTTTAAGTGGAACTGCTATCTTTGATGTTGGTGGAGCAACAGATTTTACTGCAAATGAAGGTGGAATTACTCTTTATGGAACAACAAATAAGAGATTTTATTATAATAGACCAACAGAAAGTTGGAGATCAACAGAAAATCTATTTTTAGATAATGGTAAATCACTTATTATTAATAATAATATAATTTTAACTGAACAACAATTAAGTATCCAAAATGCAAACATAACTGGTGTAGCAACTTTCCAAAGTGCAAATATCATAGAAGGTTCTACATTTATTGGAACTGTTGGAAACTTACGTGGAAATAATATTTACTATGTTGGAATATCAAGTTTTAATGAAACTTATATTTCTGTAGGTATTGTCACTAATTTAAGAGCAGATTATTTTACTTTAACCAATAATGAAACATTAATTACAACTCAGTTAAATTCTGTAATCGGTCCAAATACAAATAAAATTGCAATTGATACCACAGGATTAACACCAGAAATGACGGTGTACTCAAGTGGAACTGAACTGTTACCAAACACAACTATTCTTTCAATTGATGAACCAGGAATTATAACAATTACTCCTGGATCAATAAATCCAGTACAAACATCAACCTCAACTATTACTGTTGTTGATGATCCTCGTGCTGGAGTTGCAAGCATTACAAAATTAAAAACTCATGTTGGTATTTTTACAAATTTTGATACCTTAAATGCAAATATTACTGGAGTAACCACTGCAGAAAGACTTTATGTAAATACCGATATTTACACTCCAGGTATTTCTTCAGCAAATATAATTACTGCCCGTGTTGGATTAGTTACATTCTTAAGTGGAACGCATGTACAATATACTGGTATTGGTACTATTGATACTCTAAGAACAAATATTGGATTTGTTACCAACTTAATGGGAACAAATCTTTGGTATACTGGAATTTCAACATTACCAATATTGAATACTAATGTTGGTATTGTAACCTTCTTAACTGGTACTAATTTAAACTACAGTGGTGTAGGTACAGTAGATGTTATAAGATCTAATATTGGATTTGTTACCACATTTTATGGTAGAGATATTCAAGTAACTGGTGTAACAACAACACCAACGATAAGATCTAATATTGGATTTGTTACCACTATTTCTGGTACAAGAGCAACCTACCAAGATTTAGATAATGTAAACATTTATAATACTGGAATAGGAAGCTTTACTAACTTTAGAACTAATGTTGGTATTGTAACCTTCTTAACTGGTACTAATTTAAACTACAGTGGAATTGGTACAATTAATGATATAACTGCAAACTTAATTAATACTGGAATTGCCACTGTTGGAGTTTTATCAGCAACGGACGCAGAAATATCAAATGTATTGAATGTTCTTGAAATTATTGCTAATAGAATAGGAACTATTAATTTAAGTTCTGTAGATTTAAATATTGTTGGAACTTCAACAATTGCAAACCTAAATGTTCAAAATGTTGCAATTACATCTGCAGTTGGTGATAATTTCCAAACTACTACAATTGGAGTAGAAAACTTTACTGCAGACAGAATTTATTCTAGTGGTATTACCAGTGTTTCTGACTTCTTTGCTAATGTAGGATTTGTTACTGCATTAAATTCCACCAATTTCTCTGCTGGAATTGGAACTGTATTACTATTAGATAATACTAATATTTACACAACTGGTCTTGGAACTATCACTCAATTGAAGAGTAATGTAGGATTAGTAACAACTTTAACCTCAGATTATATTCTTGCTACAAATTATGTTATTGGTGCTGGAAGTACTGAAGCGTCTATAGGAATTAATACGACTGTAATAGGAATTTCTACAACCTTTATACTATCACTACAAGTTAATGATTTTGTTTATGCACCAAGTGGAATATCATCTGGAACAAGAATTGTAGGTTTAGGTACAGATACTATTACTATTTCACAACCATCCAATAACATTGGAGTTGTAACAGAAACTGCATTCTTCTCAAGAGACAATCTTGCAGGTATTGCAAGCATTTCTACATTAAAATCTAATGTTGGACTTATAACTTATCTTTCTGGTACTAATGTAGCATACAGTGGAATTGGTACAATTGACACATTATATACTAATGTTGGATTTGTAACTTATCTATCTAACGAAAATCTATCAGTATCTGGAGTTACCACTTTAGTAACAGTAAATGCATCTACACTATTCTTAGATAACATTACTAATAATGATACATTATATACTAATGTTGGATTTGTTACGTATCTTTCTGGTACTAATGTAGCGTATAGTGGAATTGGTACAATCAGAACTTTATACACTAATGTCGGTATTGTAACTAATTTAACTGGTACTAATGTAGCATACAGTGGAATTGGTACAATCAATACTTTATATGTTAACTCTGGATTTGTAACAACTCTTTCTGGAACTAACGTATCATACACTACTGGACAACTCAATTCATTATATGCAATAACAGGTGTAGTTACCACTATTTCTGGTACAAGAGCAACTTATCAAGATCTGGACAATACAAACATTTATAGTACTGGTATAGGAAGTTTTAATAACTTTAGAACTAATGTTGGTATTGTAACCTTTATTACAGGTACTAATTTAAATTATTCTGGTTTAGGAACTATTCCAAACTTAGTCGGAACTAATTTATCTTATCCAGGTATAAGTACACTTGGTAAAATATTAGCAACTGATATTACATTAACTAGCATAACAAATACCGACATTTATGCTTCTGGAATAGGATCAATAACAACATTAAGAGCAAATGTTGGTATTATTACTTTTGTAAGTGGTACTAATTTAAATTATTCTGGTGTATCGACTATTAATACACTCAGAAATGTTAATTTAGTTAGCACTGGTATCGCTACAGTTAATGATATTATTGGTTCCGATTGTGTATTTACAGGAATTTCAACATTTAATGCAATTAAAGGAACTAGTTTAGAAATTAATGATCTTGATATTTTCGGTTCTAACTTATTATATGCTGGTATTGCAACATTTACACAAAGATTAGATTCACCAAATGTTTCTAACTTCAACTTCTTTAATGCAACCAATATTTCTATTACAGGCGTATCAACACTACCTATAATAAGATCTGATCATATTCAAAATACTGGTGTAACTACTACAGGTAGATTGCGTGTTGGTGTAGGTGGAACAATTTTAACTGCAGACGCTTCTTCTGGAATTGGTTCTGTTGGTATTAATACAGTTTCTCCAAACGCAGCTTTACATGTTTACGGTGATGTCCAAATAAATGGTAACACTTTAGTTGGAACTATTTCAACAACATTAACATCTAATGCAACAGCACAAGTTCAGTTATTATCGAGAGATGTTTTTAGATCTGTTGAATACACAGTTCAAACTTCTATTGGAAATACACATCAAATTACTAAAATTTTATCAATTCATGATGGAGTAACATGCTACAATTCAGAATATTCAAATATTTCTACTGGAGTTGATGTTGCTTCTTATGATGTTGTAATAGACAACTCAATTCCACCTGGATATATTGCTCTTAGAGTTACACCAGTATCAAATGTTGGTGTAACAACAGTTGTGGTTAACTTCATAGCAAATAAAATATAAATAAACTAAGATAAAACCACGCAAAGGGGATAGTGAACCTTGGCTGATAGAAATTTTAGGGTAAAGCACGGTATCAATATTGATACCGCAAGATTAGTAGACGTAAACAGAAATATTGTAGCGGGAGTTACAACATTTTCTCATACAAGAGTAACAGGTGTTACTACAGTAGGTATTATTTCCGCCACTAATGGTGCTGGTGGAATGGGAATAGTAACATTCCAGTCACAGATTGCTATTGAAAGTGGTGGTCAAAGAATAACAATTACTCCACCAAGTCAAACATCAGGATTTGTTTCTTCATTTACATTAACATTACCAGCAAAACCTGGAACCGATGGTCAAGTTTTAACTTATGGACCTAATGGGGTATTAGGTTTTGCTACTAATGGTTTATTTGAAAATAGATATTATGTTTCATCGGCAAATGGTGATGATAATAATGACGGAAGATCAAAACCATTTAGAACTTTAAAGAAAGCAGCACAAGCATCATCATTTAGATCATTCAGTCTTCCTGGAGGAAGATATTTAGATGCTGGTAATATATTAACTGCAAACAAAGAGTTTATAAAAGAAGAAGTTGTTTCATATCTAGAATTCAATTACCCAAATATTTCTACAGATAAACCAGACTATGATAGAAGTATTTGTAAACGAGATGTTGGTTATATTGTAGATGCTATTGCATATGATTTGTCATATGGTGGAAATACTAAGTCTATAGAAGCAGGTTTAGCATATTGGGCAGGTGGTGTTTCTTATGTTCAAGGTGAAGAAGAAGAAGCATTACATGCATATAATTATATAAATTTCTTAGCACAGTACGTAATTAATAATCAAACACCACCTACATTATATCAATCAACAATAACACAGGTATTTGATTTTACTCTTATTGATGATCCAGCAAACGTTAACTCTAATTTCTTCCATAGAAGAAAAGATGCAAGAAATTTAATCGTTAATAATAGACAAGAAATTATTGATAAATCTCTTGCTGCAGTTGCTATTGCACACTCAGATTTTTATTTCCCAGGTGAAGAACAAACTAATTTAAGATCTAGGTATTACGATTCATATAGATTAATTCAGCAAAATAAACAAACAATTGTTAATTATGCTTATGCTGGTATTACTTCAGCATATCCTGGATTTGTTAATCCAGATCCAAACAAATGTCAACGAGATCTTGGATATTTTGTTGATGCAATTTCAACGGATATATTTACTGGTGGAAATAACTATGCAAGAGAATTTACTCTAAAGTATTTTACTGGAGTTGGAATTGGTAGTCTTGCGGGTGAAGAACAACAAACAATATATGCTTTTAGATATGCAGAATCTTTGATGAAAGAGGCGATCACAAATCGCCTTCCAATTAAAGATCTAACATTAACTGCAGATCCATTAACAGGATCTAATACAAATAGTACATCATGCGCTAATGTACAATCTAATATTGCAACACTAGTAGGAATTGTTACATCAGCAATTGGTGCGGCAAGTACAGCATCTTTACCAGCATACAATGGTGGTTATTTTGCTGGAATTACAACTTCTTGCAATGTTGTTTGTGGTTCAATTGGAATTGGGTCAACAAATATTATTGGTGGAAGAAAGTGCGCCAGAGATTTAGGATACATCGTTGATGCAATTGCTCAAGACGTTTCATATGGTTCAAATCAGCATATTGTATACGCAACCAAAAAATATTTTGATGGTGCTGGAAATCCACTATCAACTGGTTTGTTAGGTGAACAATCTCAATCTGTAACTGCTTTCCAAGCAGCAAGAAATTATGCAAAACTAGCAATTACAAATAATCTAAACTATCAAGATAGAACTATAATAGCAGATGCAGTCACTGGATTTAATACAAGTACCGCATCATGTGCAAATATTCAGACTAATATTGATAACTTAGTTGGAATATTAACTGCAGCAATTAGTTCTGGTAATTTAACCTCAGTCCCAAGTCCAGGTATTGGATCTATTACAGATTGTGCAGATGTAAGGTCATCAATTAATACTTTTGTTGGAATTGTAACTACAATTATTGGAATTGGAACAACAGCAGCACCAGAAGTTTCTGCACCAACAACTAAATCAAAACCAATTTGCATTTTTGTTGAAGCGGGTGAATATGTAGAAGATAACCCAATACTTCTGTATGAAGACGTTGCTGTTGTTGGTGATAACCTTAGAAATACAATTATTAGACCATCTAATGCGGGTAAAGATTTATTCCGTGTAAGAAATGGTTGCTATGTGACTGGATTTGCAATGAAGGATTTTGTGGATGCTGCAGGAGTTCCACAATATACATTTGATTATGCAATTGCTTTTGATGATCCAGCAGATCCATTTGTAAGTAGAGTTGGATATGCAGTTAAAAATGATAAACCACTGATTTCACGTTCTCCATATATCCAAAACTGCTCTATTCTTTCGTTCTTGGGTGGAAATGGTATTTTAGTTGATGGTGCAAAAATACAAACACCAAATACAACTGTTATTCCAGAAGAATCTGAAAATCCAGTAAGTGGACCTCAACCACAATTTGGTAAATCCATGGTTGCAGCGGCATTTACCATGGTTTCTTTTGGTGGTATTGGATGGAGAACCATTAATGATGGTTATGCACAGGTTGTTTCTTGTTTCCAAATTTTCTGTAAGTATGGATCTTTAACACAGTCTGGTGGATACTTATCCATTACAAACTCAGCAACTAACTTTGGTTTATATGCATTAAGATCATCTGGGTTCAATCAAAGATCTTACGTATTTGATAGAGGTAGAGTTGCTACTACAGGAACTTCGAGTGGTTCTCAAACATTAAGAACGATTGGTCTCGGTAGAACTGATCAAGATTTATATGTTTTAAGATTTTTTGATAATGCTGGAAATGATGACACTGCAGATTTTAAACCAGTTGTAACACAGGCAACATTCTTACCTACAGTAGGTCTCAATACTGCTACTGATAGATTTACAGTAACTGCACACCCATTTTTAAATGGTGATACTGTATTGTATATTGGTGATGAAAATTCGGCACCTCAAAGAGTTATTGAGGGTATGGTTAGTGGAAACCAATATTACTTAGGATACATTGATTCAAATACATTCCAATTATACGAAGATGAAGCTTTAACAAGAGTTGTTGATACTAAATCAACACCTACAGGAATTAACACATTCCAAAAAGGTAACGTAGAGTTTTTTGCTTCAGAAATTTTAGATTCTCACAATAATTATCAAGTTGTTTCTCTTGCAAGTACATCATCAACATTAAACTTTGTTTCTGGTAGACAAATTACACAATTAGTTCCTGGTGGAACTGCAGTTGGATATGCATACACTTACAATTCTACCAAGAGAGAATTAGTTGTTTCAGTAGAATCATCTAGTGGTATTACCAGATTATTTGGAGTAACAGATAATGTATCTACATTAAAAATTAATGATCATAGCGGAAGTCCAGTATCTATTGCTGTTACTGGAGTTGCTGGTATTAATACTTATTATACAGTTGAATGTAAAGTTGGTGCAACTATACCAGATACAGTTATTAATGGTGTCGGTGGTTTACCTGAAGCATATAATTTACACTTCCACAGACCTTCTATTATCAACTCATCATCACATACATGGGAGTTTTCTGGATCTGGAACAGATTACAACGCTTTACCAGAAAATGGTGGTAAAACTATACTATCATCTGAACAAGTTTCAGAATTAGGAGGAAGAGTTTATAGTTCAGGTACGAATGAACTTGGTGACTTTAAGATCGGTAATTTTATTACAGCATACAACAGAACAGGTAATATTATATTCAATAACAAAGTTACTATTGGACAGTTAGATTCTTTAAGATTAAGTCTTTCTGGTGGTGTAGCAGTTGAGGAATTCTCAACTGATATTGGACTTGGTGATAATGAAATAGGTGGTCCTCAGAACAAGAGAGTTTCAACTCAACTTGCAGTCAGATCATTTTTAAATAATAGATTGGGGAGTTTTATTGATAAATCAATTTCCACAAATGCTGTCCCAAGTGCTATTGTTCAACTAAATTCAAATGGACAAATTAACCCAGATTTAATTCCACCAAAGGTTGTTAATTACTATACTGCAAGTGTTTCTGGTGGAAGAACTGATTTGGTTAATAGAATACCTGCTGTTAACTTACAAAGTGGTGATACTGTTCTAGAACCAGCAAGTGGATATGTTTTAACTAATGATTTGTATGGACAATATTTACTTTTAAGTAGTACCACAAGAAATTATAATTACTTAAATGGTGATGAAATAATTGGTACAAATAGTGCAGGTGGAGCAATAGGAATTGTTACATCTCCCCCAACAAATTCTGTTGGTTATGGGACTACAGGACTAGTTAAAGGTGTATTACTATCAGTTTCAATAACTTCTGGTGGTTCTGGATACACAAATCCAGGAATTTATACTTGTGTACTTGATAGAACTACTGGTATTGGTACTAGTGCAAGAGCTGCTATTACAGTTGGTGCTTCTGGAACTGTAACTGCAATTAGTGTTAATTTTGGTGGAAGGTATTACACTTCTGGAGATGTTTTAACAATTAATAACGCCACATTACTTGGTGGTAGAAGTGGTGGAGCAAACTTTACTGCTACAGTTAATATAGTAGAAACTAGATTATATTTAAAACTAACAAATAATCAAAAATTTGTTGCGTCATCAACTTTACCTGATTATATTACAGACAGAGATGCTGTCGGTGTAGGTACTAGTTTACAAATTCAATATCAAAAAACTTTCACACCAACAGATATTTCTGTTGGTGGTGGTGTAGATTTTGCAAACAATAGAATTATTGTTGGTGTTTCAACATTTACAAACGGTGATCCCGTAATTTATTCTTCTGCAGGTGGAAATGTTATTGATGGTTTAACTCAAGGTGATACTTATTATGTTAAGAGAGTTGGTTTAAGTTCAGTTGAACTTTATACCACATATGGATTATCATCTTTAGTTTCTCTTACTGGTAGTGGAACTGGAACACATAGTTTAACAAGAGTTGGTGTAAATACCTCAGATGATTTTATTGTATTTGAAAAGCATGGATTTTCTACGGGAGATGCTGTAAAAGTTACTGGAGCAACTCCAGTAGGAGTAACAACTGGAGCATTTTATTTCATTGGTTCAGTTGTTACTAACGCATTTACTTTACATACAACAAGAGCAGACGCAACTACCTCTTTAAATGGATCTACATTTAGTCCAGTAGGATTAGGATCAACCGCAACAGGAACTGTTACATTTACCAGACAAAATGTTCAATATAATTCAACCGTAAATACATCGTCTAGTATTTTAGATAACTGGAGCGTTCTTGCCACATCTTCTGTAGACGCAGCAAACATAACTAGTGGTACAATTTCACCATCAAGACTTGGATCTGGAAGTGCAAACTCGGATACCTTCTTAAGAGGAGATTCTACATTTGATAAAGTTGTAACCAGAGTTGGTATTGGAACTACAGAACCATTAAGCGCAACTGCATCATTCACGGAAAGTGCTCCTGGTGGAGTTGGAGTTAATACTTATATTGGTAAAGTAAATCTTTCTATTCAAAGAGTTAAAACTGTAGTAGGACAGGATTATACCTCACTGGGAGTATCTAGATTTAAAACATCTACTTTTAGTATTGGTAGTGATGGTGAAGTATCAATTAAAAATTCATCAACAGGTGATATTGATGCTGCATCTTTAGGAGGACAGTCTGGATCTTATTATCTAAATCCAGTAAACTTTACTGCATCAATTCCAATTTCTAAAGGTGGTACTGGTCTTGCCGCTATTCCTCCAGCAGGTTCAATTCTTCAAGGAAATGGTACTACTTATGACCTTGTAACTTCACCAACACTTTCTGGAAGTCTCACTTTAACTGTTGGGGGATATTTTAGAGCAGTTGGTTTAGCAGTAACGCATGGATCAATTAGTGGATTTGGAACAGTAACAAACTTAGGTTCAGTAAATGCTAGCATTAGTGGAATAGCAACTTTTAGTGGTTCTGCGAATAATATTAATCAAACTGCTGGTACTGCAGCACTGAATAGATTAACAGTTACTGGAGTTTCTACATTTAGTAACACAGTCAATACAAATACCATTACAATGTCAAGTGCAACTGATGCACGTTTGACAAACGCTGGCACAATTGTTGCAACAAATCAAACTATTTCTGGAGTAAGCACTTACAGTGGATCTGGAAATAACCTAAATTGTACTTCTGGAACTCAAGTATTCAACAGAGCAGTGTTCTCTGGTATTACGACATTCTTAAGTGATGTTAATGTAGGTGTTGCAAACTATCAAACAGCAAACGTTGCTGGAACATTAACAGCATCAAACTTTAGTGTTTCTGGCATTTCAACATTATCTAGAGTATCGGTATCTAATACATTAATTTTAAATACATTAACAGTATCAGGTGTATCAACATTTAGTGATGCAATTAATGTTGGTACTATTTCTGCATCAGCAACAACACAACAAACTTTACCTAACTTAATTAATACTAATATTGTTGTAAGTGGAGTTTCTACCTTTACGGGTGCTGGAAATAATATTAATCAAACTTCTGGTACTGCAGCACTTAATAGATTGGTTGTTGCTGGAATTTCAACCTTCACTGGTTCATTAAATTATAGTTCAATATCAGGAACAACTATAACGAACAGTGGAACTGCAGGACTTGCAAATCAAACTGTTTCTGGTGTTTCTACATTCAGTGGTTCTGGAAATAATATCAGTCAAACTGCAGGTACAGCAGCACTTAACAGATTAACTGTTACTGGTATTTCCACATTTACTGGTCAATTAAATGCTGGAACAATTAGTGCTACAACTTTAAGTGGTTCTTTGGGTAATACGTTAACTATTGCATCCCCACTGACAGGAACATCATATAACAACTCTGCAGCAGTTACTATTGGTATTAATGCTTCAAGCGCAAATACTGCAAACTACGTTGTACAGCGTGGATCAAATGGTGAATTTAGTATGGGTGCTCTTACAGCAACCACAGGAACATTCAGTAGCAACGTAGATATTGGAACTGCAGGATCACTATCATTTGGTAGTCAAACTAGACAAATGATTAATGCTTGGAGCACCAGTTATGGTATTGGTGTACAAAGCAGTACATTATATTTTAGAACTGGTTCTAGGTTCTCATGGCATCGTGGTGGATCGCATAGTGATACTGAAAACACGGCAGGAACTGGCGGAACAGTTGCAATGACTTTAGATGGTTCTAGTAACCTAGCAGTAACTGGAACCGTACAAGGTACAACATTAATTTCTACAATAGCAACAGGAACTGCTCCACTTACAGTAACTTCAACAACTCAGGTTTCTAACTTAAACGCATCTTTACTTGAAGGATATTCAACATCTACTACCAACACTGCAAATAGAATTGTAAGACGTGATGCTAATGGTGATTTTTCTGCGGGAACAATCACTGCAACTTTAAGTGGAAATTCTGCTGCAGTTACCTCATTCGATACTAGATCAACTAATCCAAATCCTCAAGATTATTCACAAAGAATAACCTTCGACTTTAAAACTAATACTGTTAATGGTCTTTCAGATGGTGGTACTTATAATGGTGTGATGTCATGGAGAAAGTATGGATCATCTACAGATTTCAGTGGTGGTCCAATGCTTCAATTGGCATATACTGATAATGGAAATCTTTATACAAGATTAAGTACTGGATCTACAACGTGGGGATCATGGACTAAGATTTGGAACGCTTCTAATGATGGTTCTGGATCAGGATTAGATGCTGATTTACTTGATGGTTTAGAATTACATACTGCAAGAAATAACGAAGCAAATAAAGTCGTAAGAACTGACGCTAATGGTTACATTCAAGCAGGTTGGATTAATACAACATCAGGTGATATTGCAGACACAACAAATATTGATCGTATTTATTGTTCAAACGATGATTATGTTAGATATAAGGGAGTTGCTGATTTCCAACAGCAAATTGGATTAACCTACAAAAATTCAAGACCAAGAAGTTCAGATACAACAGATACAAATTATTGGGTAGGTACTAGAGGATGGGGAACAACTGACCTTAATACTGTATTTGATTGGGGTTCTGGTTTCTTTGATACCTGGAGTAATCCAGGTAACCAACCATCTGGTACATCACACTGGAACGGTGTACAATCATTACACTACACAAATGCCACTGCACGTTATGGATGGCAAATGGTAGTTGGTGCTGGTGATCCTTCTCTAACCTTTATGAGAGGTGTTTGGAGTGGTGCTGGAACCTTTACATCATGGAGAAGGATGTGGAATGATGGTAATGATGGTTCTGGATCTGGATTAGATGCTGATTTACTAGATGGTTTAAACTCAGCAACAACTAATACAGTATCTACAATTGTTGCTAGAGATGCATCAGGTGGATTTGCTGCTGCTAAAGTTGATACTACACAATTAACTAAAACAAATGCAAGAGTTGATACTGCAGAAAGATATCCAATAGGTCATTATAATCAAGGTGAAGCAGTATTTGAGTTTGATCCTACCTGGACAACTACAGAACTACAAAATTATTTCAATTCTGCATCAGTCAATTGGGTTAATGATTCAACTGCTCCAGGTGGTTATGCAATTTCTATTGTTGGTGCAGTTAATGTTGGTGGTGAATATGGTTCTGGTTTCCCATACATTCCAGTTGATACTAATGACGTATATTATATGGAATGTTACATTAGAAACGTATCAGGAACTAATACCCATTATATGGGATCAATTGATTATAATGAAGCATTCACTTCTTTAGGCGGAAATCCAGGATCCTTTGGTTACTGGGTAATGTCGAATACAAATCCAGGAACAACATGGACTAAGGTAAGTGGTTATATTACAGGATTTGGTGCCTCAACTGGTCAATTTAAAGCAGGTACTAAGTATTGGACTCCACAAGCACTATTTAATTTCAGTGGTGGTGGAACCACATATATTTCTGGTTGGAAAGTATTTAGAGTTTCTCACTTTGGTAATAGAACAATTACAGGAAACTTCACTGCAAGTGGAACTGTTACCGCAAACTCTGATATCAAACTCAAGACTAACATTAAACCAATTGAAAATGCTCTTGAGAAAGTAACCAAGATGCGTGGTGTTGAATTTGATCGTATTGACAGAAATAATGAGCATCAAATTGGTGTTATTGCACAAGAAATTGAAGAGATTATTCCTGAAATTGTTTCTGATAACTTTGGAACCAAAGCAGTTGCTTATGGAAACATCACTGCAGTGCTTATTGAAGCAATAAAAGAACAACAGACAATGATAAATAATCTGAAGCAAGAAATTGAGGAGTTAAAAAAACAATGATTACTTATGAACTTCCCGAAGACTTAGGGGATAAAACTAATGTGAATGTGAAATTTGTAAATGAAAAGGGTGAAATTTATATTAAATTAGTTAATATTCCCAGAGATGATGAAGGATCAATAATCCAAGATGAATTTAATAATATTTTAGAAGGACAACTTAGAGGTATTGAAAATAAATTAAAAATTGGATCTATTAAATTTGAACCTCAAACAAGACAAACTCCAGCAGAAAATATTCCAGACACCGTAAAAGATACTTCAAATTAATCATAAAGGAGGTAAATAACCTCCTTTTTTTATAAATAAAAAAAAGTGTCAGTAAAAATGAAAAGAATATCTGAAGACCACAAAGAAATATCAAGTGGTAAAAAGAAAGATGATGAAGGTTATATGGCAAGAAATGAACTTGATACTATTGAAAGACAAATCAAGAATTTAAGAAAAGTAATTAAAAGTAGTGATACCCAATTACCTGCATGGGTACAATCAAAAATTACTAAAGCAGCAGATTATATTGATACCGCAGCAGAATATCTTCAGAGTGATGAAGGTGTTGATGAGGGAGTTAGTTTTACTGTAGATCCTAAAAAACTTAGGAAGGATGCAAGAGCAGCAAAAATAAGAAACCTTGCTCAAAAGGGTTCAACTGAAGGAGAAAGGCAAGCAGCAGAAAGAAAAACATCAGGTCCAAAATTATTTGGAGAAAATATTTCTTTAGTAGAAAAAATTCTTGGCGAAGAGAAATGTGGTGAAGGAATGTATTGGTGCAATACTGATAAGGTATGTAAACCACTTCCTTCTGGATTTGATGTTCCAGGTCAAAGTAAAAAACCAACCGAAGTTGGTATAGGTAAAAAAGTTGCCTCAGAGGGTAAAACTTGCAATCATACTAAAAAAGGTTCTTCATGCCCAGTTCATGGTATGAACGATTGTTCCATGAAGGAAGAAAGAGATCCTAAAGGTCCAACACAACCATACAAGTCACCCAAAGAAATTGCTAAAAAACATGGAGTTTCTCTTGAAGCAATAAACAAACAACTTGAAATGGGTATTAAAGTTGAAGGAGAACATACCTCAAATAAAACTGCAGCAAGAATTACTGCTCTCCAACATTTAGATGAAGTACCAGATTACTATTCAAAATTAAAAAAAGTAGAAAAAAAATCTACTAAAAATGAAAGTGTAACTGTTGAAGATATGTTTGGTAATACATTTGTTGAATTTATAGATTTAATTAAACCACAAGATGTTATTGATGAGAAAAAAATTCCAGTCACTCGTCAAGCAGGAGACTTTAGATATCCTGGAAAGACTGGTGAAGAAAAAGCAACCAACAAAGCAAAACGTTTAAGTCAATCACAAAACCCTGCTGATCGTAAAAGAGCAAATAAAATTAATAAAACTATAAAAACAGTTGCTGACCGTGATACTGCACAAGCAAGTTCTGATGCAAGGCAAAAACTTTATAGAGGACAGCAGAGAAGAGCGAATGATCTTGCAAATCAGTTAATCAAACAAAAAAATAAGGTAGATGAAGCAGTAAGATTACCATCACAAAATGGTCAATTGATGGCAATTTTGTTTACTTGGAGAGGAAAATCATATTCATTGAAAATGTTCTTCCCTCAAGTAAAAATGCCTTCCAGAAAAGAAGTTGAGTTTGAACTACAAAAACTATACCCTGGAGCAAAAGTATTACAATCAAATATAACAGATTTAAGACAAGATGGAGCGCCTATTTTACAGGTTCAGAATTCAAAGTCAAAAAACTATCTATTAAATAACGGAAATATTGGAGAAGAGGTTGAAATATCAGAGGGAAAAAAGTAAATAAAAAAGAAATGCCTTGCAATAAACCAAAAGCACAGTCTCATGGTTCAGGTGAAACTGGTAAGTCGCATATTGTAAAGGCATGTGAAAATGGAGAAGAAAAAATTATACGTTTTGGGCAAAAGGGCGTTAAAGGATCACCAAAAAAGAAAGGTGAAAGTGAAGAATATGCAAACAGACGTAAAAGATTTAAAGCAAGACATCAAAAAAATATCAATAAAGGAAAAATGTCTGCTGCTTATTGGGCAGATAAAGTAAAGTGGTAATTTAAATTTATTTTTATGGCAGAACATTATCTAGGTAATCCGCTTTTAAAAAAAGCAAATACCGCTATTGAATTTACACAAGAACAAATTATAGAATTTGATCGTTGTCAAGACGATCCAATTTATTTTGCAAAAAATTATATTCAAATTGTAACTTTGGATTATGGTTTACAACCGTTTAAACCATATAAATTCCAAGAAACCATGATTGAAAGGTTTCATCATCATAGATTTAATGTTTGCAAATTACCTAGACAGTCTGGAAAATCTACAATCGTTGTTTCGTATCTTTTACATTACGCAATATTTAATGATAACGTTAATATTGCAATTCTTGCTAACAAAGCATCTACTGCTAAAGATCTTCTAGATCGTCTTCAAACGGCATACGAAAACTTACCCAAGTGGTTACAACAAGGTGTAATGACTTGGAACAAAGCATCACTGGAGTTAGAAAATGGTTCAAAAATTATTGCTGCTTCTACTAGCGCCTCTGCGGTACGCGGTGGCTCTTATAATATTATATTCCTGGACGAATTTGCGTTTATTCCTAACCACATTGCTGATCAGTTTTTCAGTTCTGTTTATCCTACTATTTCATCTGGTAAAAATACTAAGGTAATTATTGTTTCTACCCCTCACGGGATGAATCATTTTTATAAAATTTGGCATGATGCAGAAAGAAAGAAAAATGAATATATTCCAACTGAAGTTCACTGGAGTGAAGTACCAGGTAGAGATGAAAAGTGGAAAGAACAAACTATTGCAAACACAAGTGAGCAACAGTTTAAAGTTGAATTTGAATGCGAATTTTTAGGATCTGTTGATACATTAATATCACCAAATAAATTAAGAAATTTAGTCTATGAAACTCCAAAATTACGTAGTGGTGGACTAGATGTTTTTGAAGATGTAAAGGATGATCATAATTATGCTATTTCTGTTGATGTTGCTAGAGGTGTTGGTAATGACTATTCTGCATTTGTGGTAGTAGACATAACACAATTTCCACATAAAGTTGTAGCAAAATATAGAGATAATCAAATAAAACCAATGATTTTTCCAAGCATTGTACATGAGGTTGCGAAAAGTTATAACGATGCTTATGTTTTATGTGAAGTTAATGATGTTGGTGATCAAGTAGCATCAATTTTACATTACGATTTAGAATATCAAAATGTTTTAATGTGTTCTATGCGAGGTAGAGCAGGACAAATTGTTGGTCAAGGATTTTCTGGAAAGAAAACTCAATTAGGAGTTAAAATGTCCAAAACAGTTAAAAAAGTTGGATGTTTTAATTTAAAAACCATGATAGAGGAGGACAAATTAATATTTACCGATTATGATATTATTAGTGAATTGACAACATTTATTCAGAAATCCAATTCGTTTGAAGCAGAAGATGGTTGTAACGACGATCTTGCAATGTGTCTTGTAATATATGCTTGGTTAGTTGTTCAGGATTATTTTAAAGAATTAACCGATCAAGACGTAAGGAAAAAATTATATGAAGAAAAAGAAAATGAAATTATGCAAGATATGGCACCATTTGGATTTATTGTTGATGGAATAAATGATCAGTCTTCATTCGTAGATAACACTGGAGATAGATGGTTTACAGATGAATATGGAGATATGTCATACATGTGGGAATATCAATAATGGATATAGATGATCAAATTAAATACGGTCATTTATTATTAGTAGATAGAAAATGTAGAGTTTGTAAAGAAATTAAAAATTTAATTGATGGATTTTATCAAACTAGAAAAGATAGAGGACCAGTATCTTCATCATATTCATACGAATGTAAAAGTTGCACAGTAAAAAGAATTTTAAAATCTAGAAATCAAGACAATATTTTATGGGAATATCCTGATTGGTAGTGTTCACGTCACGTTTCCCCTGCGTAAAGTGTTTTTTTAATAAATATTTTTTAGAGCAAATCTGAGAACTTTAGGAGAAAAACATGGCGACTCCTCAATTATCTCCTGGTGTACTAGTCAGGGAAGTTGATTTAACTGTCGGGAGAGCTGAAAACGTATTAGATAATATTGGTGCCATTGCAGGTCCTTTCAAAAGTGGTCCAGTTGATGAACCAACCGACATTACAACAGAGCAAGAACTATTAACTGTATTTGGAACCCCAACATCTACTGATAATCAGTATGAGTATTGGATGAGTGCATCTTCATACTTATCATATGGTGGTGTTTTAAAGGTAGTTAGAACCGATGGTCCAACACTAAAAAATGCGAACGTTGGTGTTGGTGCTTCTTCAATTAGCGTTAAAATTAAAAACTTTGATGATTATTTAACAAATTATTCTACAACATCGCCAGATTTTTACTTCTCAGTAAAAGATCCTGGAACCTGGGCGAATAATTTAAAAGTTTGTATTATTGATGATTTAGCAGACCAAATTCTTGGCATTGGAACAACCAACGTTACCCCATTAGGTTTTGATGTTGGTTTGGGAGTAACTTTTGATATTTCTGGTAGAGTAATTCCAGGAACAGGAACTACAGAAGTATTCAATGGTTATTTAAAGGGAATTATTACTGAAATTAATCCAAGATCATTAGCAGCAAATAAAACTGATGTTAGTGTAAAGATTATTTCTAGAGTTTCTGCTGCGGGAACTGAGTATCCAATTGATTATGCAGAAAACAATCAATTTGCATCATTCCTTCCAGGAAATAGAATTAATGTTATAAACAATTCTGGAACTTTAGTTTCTCCACAAGATTCTATCGGATTAGTTGGAGTAACAACTTTTAGTGCTATTGATGGTGAGCAAGATCAAGTTTACATCGGTGTTGCTGGAACTTCAGCAAGTGGATCTGGTGCAACATTTACAATCACTAGAAATAGTACTAATGGTGGAGTTCAAAGTGCTACAGTAATTAATCCAGGTTTGGGATATACTGTTGGTGGACAAATTACAATTCCAGGATCCTCTGTTGGTGGATTTAATTTAGGTGATGGTGCTATTAAGACTGTTGCTGTAGGTGCAGCATCTACTCTTCTTGCACAAGCAAACACAACTTATAGTTCAGTATCTGGTATAAGCACTCTCGGAACTGGTGCATTATTTACTATCTTTAGAGATGGTGTTGGTGGAATTAGCACCGTAACTATTGTTGATGCTGGTGGAGCATATGGTGTTGGTACTACAGTAAGTATCGCTGGTACATCGATTGGTGGTTCAACCCCAGCAAACAACTTAGTATTAACGGTAAATGCTTTAAGAGATGATAAAGTTATCCTGACAGTAACAGAATCTTCAGCAAGAGTTGAAGTTATTGATGTTAATGATTGGTACGGAGAGCAAACTTTAGGATTAGATAATTCAATTATATATTGGAAGTCTATTGCTCCAAAACCAACTACAAATCAATATGTATCTGAAAGAAACGGTAAGAATGATGCATTACATATTGTTTTAGTTGATGATACTGGAGACGTTACTGGAATTCAAGGCAATATCCTTGAAAAGCACGTTAATCTTTCCAAGGCATCAGATGCAGTATCTAGTGTAAACTCACCTCAAAAAATTTGGTATAAGAATTACTTGGCAAATTATTCCAAGTACATTTACGCTGGATCAAACCCATCAGAAGCAAACGATTTATTCCACTTTACATTCCCTCAGGCAACTGGTTTCTCAAATGATTTTTCAACATTAAGTTTAGCAAATGGACTGTGGGATCAAGAAGCGCAGGATACAGTTTATTCTGCTGTTGGACCTGTAACATATAACTTAACTGGTGGTATTGATTACAGTCTCAGTGGTGGTTTTAAAGCAACGTTAGGAAACTTACAATCCTCATATAGATTATTCGATAACAGAGATGAGGTTGCAGTTGATTACTTAATTAATGGTCCTGGATTAGATGATGTAGCATCATCTCAAGCAAAGGCAAATAATATAATTGCTATTGCTGAAGCAAGAAAAGATTGTGTTGCAGTAATTTCTCCACACAGAGGAAGTGTTGTTGATATTACAAATTCAAACACTCAAACTGAAAATATCATTGAATTCTTTACTGCACTAACATCTTCATCATATGCTGTTTTTGATAGTGGATATAAGTATACTTATGATAGATTTAATAACCTCTTCAGATACATTCCATGTAATGCTGATGTTGCAGGTTTAATGTGCAGAACCAATATTGTTGCATATCCATGGTATTCTCCTGCTGGTCAACAGAGAGGAAATATCTTAAATGCAATTAAATTGGCATATAATCCAAATAAAGCACAAAGAGATAGACTATATCCTGCAAGAGTTAATAGTATTATTAATCAACCAGGTGGTGGAATAATCCTATTTGGAGATAAGACCGCTCTTGCATATCAATCTGCTTTTGATAGAATTAACGTTCGTAGATTGTTCTTAACTATTGAACAATCTTTAGAAAAAGCAGCACAATCTCAACTGTTTGAGTTCAACGACCAGTTAACTAGAGCAAACTTTGTAAACATTGTTGAACCATATCTCCGTGATATTCAAGCGAAGAGAGGTGTTTATGATTATCTCGTAGTTTGTGATGAGACAAATAATACTCCTGATGTTATTGATAATAATGAATTTAGAGCAGACATTTACCTGAAGCCTGCCAAATCAATTAACTACATTACTCTTACATTTGTTGCTACACGAACAGGTGTTAGCTTTGAAGAAGTCGCTGGAAGAGTTTGATTATTTAATTAACACCAAAAGGAGGAACCTAAAATGACAGCGAGAAACATTAGAACAATCACCGATTTCAAATCTCAACTTGTTGGTGGTGCAGCAAGACCTAATCTATTTGAGGTCTCTATTCCATCATTCCCATCATTTGTTAATGGTTGGAATGATGAGAAGTTTAATTTCCTGTGTAAAGCTGCTGCTTTACCAGCATCAAATGTTGCACCAATTGATGTACCATTTAGAGGACGTATTCTTAAGGTTGCTGGTGACAGAACCTTTGATACTTGGACAGTAACTGTTATTAATGATGAAGATTTCCAATTGAGAACAAAATTTGAACAGTGGATGAACCAAATCAACAAATTAAATAATGGCACTGGTGCAACTAACCCAGCATCATATATGGTTGATGCTTATGTTTATCAACTCGGAAGAGGACAACAAAGAGAATCAACCACAAATACAAGTGCATCATCAAACAATCCCCTGAGAGTTTATAAGTTCTACGATATTTTCCCAACTAATGTATCACAAATTGAATTGTCATATGATACTTCAGATACTATTGAAGAATTTACTGTAGAGTTCCAGGTTCAGTGGTGGTCTGCTGGTACTACTGGTGATCAAAACACAACTGAAATTGTATAATAAATAGTACATAAATCTAGAACACTTTAATAATGGCAAAATTATTTGGATTCTCTATTGACGATAAGCAAAAAACAACACCAACTACAGTTTCCCCCGTTCCTCAAAATAATGAGGACGGGGTTGACCACTATTTAACTAGTGGATTTTTTGGGTCTTACGTAGATATTGAAGGTGTATATAGAACAGAATATGATTTAATTAAAAGATATCGTGAAATGGCACTTCATCCAGAATGTGATAGTGCCATTGAAGATATTGTAAACGAAGCAATTGTAAGTGATACAAACGATAGTCCTGTACAAATTGAACTATCAAATTTAAACGCTAGCGACGGAATTAAGAAAAAAATAAGAGAAGAATTCAAACATATTTTAGAATTATTAGATTTTGATAAAAAATGCCATGAAATTTACAGAAACTGGTATGTTGATGGTAGATTATATTATCATAAAGTTATAGATTTAAAAAAACCACAAGAAGGAATTCAAGAATTAAGATATATTGACGCATTAAAAATGCGTTATGTTAGGCAATCAGTTAATAAAAGTGGAAAATCACTACGCGAAAGAAATCTAAATGCGTCAAGTGAAAATCCAATGGATTATGAATTTCCAGAAATAGAAGAATATTTCATTTATAATCCATCATCACAATCAACAGGAGTTACTAATAGATCATCATCACAATCTAATGGTGGTGTTAAAATTGCTAAAGATGCAGTAACATACTGTACTTCAGGTTTAGTAGATAGGAATAAAGGAACTACATTATCATACTTACATAAAGCAATCAAGTCTCTCAATCAACTTCGCATGATTGAGGATAGTCTTGTCATTTATAGACTATCACGCGCACCAGAACGTAGAATTTTTTACATTGACGTTGGTAATCTACCAAAAATCAAAGCAGAGCAATATCTCCGCGATGTTATGATGCGTTATCGTAACAAATTAGTTTATGATGCAGGAACAGGCGAAATTCGTGATGACAAAAAATTCATGAGTATGCTTGAAGATTTCTGGTTACCACGTAGAGAAGGTGGTAGAGGAACAGAAATCACTACCCTTCCTGGTGGACAAAATTTAGGTGAAATTACTGATATTAAATATTTCCAAAGTAAACTTTATAGATCATTAAATGTTCCCCCATCAAGAATGGAGGGTGAAGGTGGATTTAATCTTGGTCGTTCGTCAGAAATTCTTAGAGATGAACTTAAATTTACCAAATTTGTCGGAAGATTGAGAAAAAGATTCTCTAATCTTTTCAATGATATGCTTAAGACACAATTAATTCTTAAGAATATCATTACCCCAGAAGATTGGGACATTATGAGAGAACATATTCAATATGATTTCTTATATGACAATCACTTCTCCGAATTAAAAGAAGCAGAATTGATGACCGAAAGACTTAATATGGCAGCAACTGCAGAACCATATATTGGCAAATATTATTCTCAAGATTATGTCCGTCGCAAAATTCTTCGTCAAACAGATGAAGAAATTATAGAACAGGATCAATTAATTAAAAAAGAAATTAAAAATGGAATTATTCCTGATCCAAATGCACCTATTGATCCTACAACTGGTATGCCAATGACAGGAGATCAATCTGCAACTGGAGATAATATAAATGGTGCATCAGGAAAAGTTCCAATTGAACCATCTGCAGATGGATCTTCCACTGAAGTTTGATAAATAAATTATAATTTACTTAATTAAATCAATGGATGACCTCTTAGATATGATTATCACTGATGAATCGCCATCACAAATTAGTGATAAGATTAAAGATATTCTTTTTACAAAGTCTGCTGAAAAAATTGAAGCACTAAGACCTAGTGTTGGATCTTCGTTATTTGGGGATCAATCCGAGGAAGAATAAATGAAATCATTCAGACAATTTATATCTGAATCAGTAAACATCTCAGGAGATTTTAACGGAAATCTCTATATCAATTCTCAACCAGAAGAACCTCAACAGGTTGGGGAAAGTTATGTTGCAGATGTTATGTGGCAGGGAAATCTGTATAGACTAGAATTAGTTACTAAATCAGGTTTACCCTCTAAACAAGAACTTGGCGAACAACTTCAGAGACAATACCCTGGTGCAATTGTTCACCAAATTTATCCTGCAGAGGAAAAGAATTTCAACATTAAAAATACAAAAAGATATCACCCTTCAAAATTAGAATGGATTGATTAATAATGGCTCAGTGGAATAAGACTACACAAGACTTCTTAAATCAAGAAAGAAGTCTCTTTGAAACTTTTAACATCGCAGATCACTGGGGTAACCAAACAGATTGGAGACCTCAGTTTTCTAATAACAATAGACTAAAGACTTCTCCTTTCCAAACAGTTTTCTTCAATACCTTTCAATATGGTAAAGAGACTGATGTTTGGGATGAGAGAATAGTTGGAGTTGGAACTGCAAACTGGAACCAGTATGCTAGTAATGTAGTTATGCAGGTGGGTTCTACTGCTGGTAGTAAAGTCATTAGACAAACCAGAAGTGTAATGAGATATATTCCTGGAAGACCTGCAACACTTGCGTTTGCAATTCGTTTAGAAGCACCTCAGGTAGGTATTCGCAGAAGATTTGGGTTGTTTGATGATAGTAATGGTACTTACTTTGAGGATGATGGAGGAACATATTCTTATGTAATTCGCACCACTACGTCTGGGATTACCACAGAAAGAAGAGTAACCAGAGAAGAATGGAATGGGGAAAAGTTTGATGGTAACGGTTGGACTGGTGTAACTGCAGATCCAACAAAACAGCAAATGGTTTCTATTACTTATGAATGGTATGGTGCGGGAACAGTAGATTTTAATTGGTTGATGGAAGGCGAAACAATTAGAAGTCATAGATTTGATAATTCAAATACCCTTGATAAAGTTTGGTGTTCTACACCATTCCTTCCTATTCGCCTAGAACTTGAGAATGTAACTGGTGTTGCAGGAACTCATTATCTTTATCAGGGATCTAATTCTCTTATTCAAGATGGTAATGCGGATAAACTTGGAACTCTTTTAAGTCAGTCTAATCCCATTACTGGAACCACAATGGCGTTAGCAAATACATATTATCCAATTGTAAGTTTACGTCTCAAATCAACTGCACTTCAAGCAGTAATGCTTTTAAGGTCCCTACAA